GTACATCGCCAAAGAAATCGACATGTCGGGCGTGAAAAAGGTGGCCGGCGAGTGGAGTCAGGAGATGGCTACCAAGCGGGGTATGCAGATCACAGGCGACATTGTTTCGGAGTGGATCACGAAAACCCACGAGGTTTTTGGTGGACCTCGCAAGACGATTGTTTTTTGTGCTGGTGTGGCTCATGGCGCCGACCTAGTCCAGCAGTTTGCAGAGCGGGGCTATAACTTTGTGTCGATCAGCTACAAGGATGATGACGAGTTTAAGCGGGAGGCCATAGAAGAATTTGCCAAGCCCGACACAACGATACATGGCCTGATAGCGACCGACATTCTGACGAGGGGGTTTGATGTATCGGATGTAATGATCGGGGTAAGCGCGCGGCCATTCTCTAAGTCATTGTCCAGCCATGTGCAGCAGATGGGGCGGGTTATGCGTTCTCATGACGGCAAAGAGTTTGCGCTGTGGCTGGATCATTCGGGCAACTACCTGCGGTTTCGAGAGGACTGGGATAACCTGTATGTTGACGGCGTAGACGATCTCGATAAGACAGTGGAGAAGGCCAAGAAAGAGCTAACTCCTGAGGAAAAGACAGCGTCCAAGTGTCCCAGTTGTGGGCACTTGTGGCCTAAGGGCATGGATACTTGTCCGTCCTGCGGCCATGTCAGGGAGCGGCGCAATCAGGTTGAGAGTGTGAGCGGCATATTGGAGGAGCTGGTCGGGGGCAAGAAGTCCTCTACCGATGACCGCCAAACCTTTTACAGTGAGCTGTTGCACTTTGCTAAAGAGAAAAATTACCAGTCGGGCTGGGCAAAACATAAATACAAGGAGAAGTTTGGGGTGTGGCCGAAAAATTTACATGAAATCCCTGCGCCTGTTACAGAGAAGACGGCTCGCTGGATTCGATCCAAGAACATAGCCTGGTCCAAGACCCAAAATCGTGTGCAAAGGCCATTATTATGAGGTTTGAAGACTTTGCAAGAGAGCGTGGGCTGCTCATTAACAGTGTTATCCCCGACCGGTGGGTTGCTGTGCCGACAGAAGACCATCCACATAAACGAAATGGCCGCTATAAATTGCTGGGGGATATTGGCTGGGTGCAAAACTGGGCGACCATGACTGCGCCGGACATGTGGAAAAGCGAGGGCGGGGTGTCTACCACCAGCATACGTATTGCCCAACAGAATGACCAGCGGCAGCGGCAGGAAGCAGCGCAGAAAGCTATCAGCAAGGCGGGCTGGATCTTGCACCAGTGCAAGGTTGATTACCATCCCTACCTAAAAGCCAAGGGGTTCCCACAAGAGGCCGGTAATGTGTGGGCAACCAATGAGGACAATTTGCTAGTGATACCCATGCGAATGGGCAACAGATTGATCGGTGTCCAGCTCATCGATGAACAAGGGGGAAAGAAGTTCCTCCAAGGTCAGCAAACGAAAGGGGCAGCTTTTGTGATTGATGCAGGGGGAGTCCCCATCTTCTGCGAGGGATTCGCAACTGGGCTCAGCATTCGTGCGGCCATGAAGGCCATGAAGGTGCGGTACAAAATCTATATTTGTTTCAGCGCAAGCAACATGCAAGAGGTAGCGCTGGGCATTGAGGGGGGTTTTGTCGTGGCTGACAAAGACCCACACGCCGTCGGGGAAGTCGCTGCTCGGAACACAAAGAAACCTTATTGGATTTCCGACACAACGGGAGAGGATTTCAACGACTATCATATGCGTGTGGGTCTTTTCAAAGCTACATCATCGCTCAAGGCCGCTCTGTTCGCTCGTAATACCTAGACAGAGCTCGTAGGAATTTAGCCTCAATCTGCCGGATGCGCTCGACACTTAGGCCGGTGGTATTTGCTAGCTGCCTGAGTGTTGAACCACCCAAACGATTCTGCATGACCAAATAGTACCGCTCCAAATTTTCGGCTGTTACCCGACTGCCAAACAGGCTGGTAAAGATTTCCTTGCTGGGGAAGTCTACCAGTCTAATCGGGTTGTCGGGGTTGGTGGTGGTGATTGGCACCCGCCCATTGTGCGCCCTGAGGTTCATACTTTCTCCCATGATTCAATGACCGACAAGGCCTCGGCCTTGCATTTGGCAACAGTGGCGGAGCTTAAACCCTTTGAGAATTGTTGAGCTAACTTAAGCGCCTTCTGTGATTTTTCATCATCAGGGGCGACAATTGCCAAGACCAGGGCTTGGGTAAGTGCTTCGGCCTGCGTCATACCCGCCCCCCAACAAAGTCTTTGGCAAAAACAATATCACCCTCGAATTCGTCAAGGATTAGATAACTGTCGTAACCCACAATTTCTAAAACCGCTTCAACCTCGTCGGGATCCATGATCGCCTTCTCTTCAATTGAATTGATGATGACTATGGGGTTTTCGTCCTCCCCGATTCTGAATGTGCCATGCGTCATGTGGCCAAACCAAACCATTGTGTGCTTGCTCATGATTAGCTTTCCTCTGCAAAAAATAAATCTTCAGATATGCCCATAGCATCATCGATATCAGTTGGGATATTGGCCTGCACCCAATCTGAACCTCCGTCGATGCTGTAACCCATATCTCCCTCGTTGTTAACTCGCCCACAGAACCCCATACCTGGCTCGTAGTAATAGGCCAACACATTGAAGCCCAAACCAATCAGAAACAAATAGCCCCCTACCGGTGGCGACCAAGCGGATTCAAAGCTCACTCGCAGGGCTCCATCGGTATCTAAGCTGGCGGGCGGGTTGTCGATGCGGCCTATATCCCACTTCGTGCCCCAGTTAGCCACCGACCAATCAAACCAATTCTTAAAGCCATGGAGCGCCAAGTTGGCGGCCTCCGCTGCGACTAGCGCTATTTGCTCGGGGCTACCATCGGGACCATCTCGGCCTGCGGTGATCTTCAGTGATTCGGGGATTGGGTGAAATTCCGACAGAAAAGCATTAGCGTTGAAACCATCAAGGGCTCGCTGCATCATGGCGGGGTCGGCGTGTGTCAATGTGAGGTCGTTATTGCACCAATTAGGCATTTTTAAGCTCCAAAAAAAAGAAAAAGAAAAGATAAGACAAGCCAAAAAAGCGTGGCAAGCCACGCTATAAGTTTTTGATTCATGGGTGAAGTTCGTCGGGTATTTCGACTTCATCGCCAAGCTTGCTTGCTACATAGCAGCGCATGGCGGCGATAAGTGGCGTTGAGTTGCTGTGCCATTTGCCATGGTTATCATAGTATCCGTACCATTCCGGCGAATCGGGAGATGGGTCTAAATTGATTCTTTCCCGCTCAATGATCGGTCCACCTTGTGCCCAATTGGCTGAAGGTTCGTACCAACAAAAATCATCGTCACGGAATACCAAATCCACACTATCCCAGTCGGTAATTCCCTCACACTGTGCCACTGCCCAATCAAGGGCGCCGCCTGTTAATTCTGATGTTTTCATGGTTTACCTTTCAAATAGTGCAGCAGCCACAACAAGGGGCATCCTCACAGCGTCCGGCCTTGTTTCTGTAGTACTGGCGACCACTGCCAAAATCAATAACATGACTCACATAGTCCGAGCGCATGGGCGTGGTAAAGCTCAGCCGGTCGTCGTCTTCATCGGTGTGCCAAGCTTTGCGGGTGACAGTGTCGAAAATAATTTCGTCACCAGCTCGAATAGGTGCGCCGGTGCGGGCATCCTTTCCGGCGTATTTAGCGATCATTCGTGTTTGCATGGTTTTCCTTTCAATGGGTTAGTGTGATGGGTATAGTGCGGGCGAGTCGATCGGCCTGCTTTGCTTTGCTACCATGCGCCCGAAAACCGATAATTTGCTTGCGGTCGGGGCGCTGACATAAGGCGCATAAGGCGCATGTCATATATTCGGTGGTTTGAGCTGGGCAAATCAAAACCGAGCGGCCTTCGGGGGTTTTGCTGTGCTTGGGCGTGTCCATTGGCACAAGTGCAACCACCGGCAAACCATGGGCGGCGAGCGTGTCGGCCTGTTTCAAATTGTCAGCGCTCAGATTAACAGTGAAACCCCAAGCAGTGGCGGCCTTCGACCAATAAATGGCCTCGGCGCTGTGCTTGTGGGTATAGGTAAAGCCTTTGCGATGCCGGTTTGCAGCCACAATCTGCCCCAGCTCGACCGGATCGACCGACTCACCGGCGCCAGGTAGATCACCGGCAACATTGTGCCGCCATAGTTGGCCTTTTGGTAGGCGGTTGATTGAGGCCACAAGGCCGGAAATATCCGAGCTGGTGCGCTTCCATGCCATGCGTGTGTGAAAGTCTTCGGCATAGCATGTCGTTCGGTAATGGGCGCAACTGGGCGGACATGAGTCCCGAGCGGTATAGGTTTGCGGAATCGGTCCGGTTTTTATGTTTTTGGATGATTGAACAAAAAGGTACTTCATGCTGTCACCCTGTATGCGTCCATAAACCGGATGCGTGATCCGGTGCTGGTGTACTTTTCGACAATTTGAATTGTCCAGCCTGCGGCCTTTGCGCCTTGGATGTATAAATCAGCGTCGCAATCCTCCTCTAAATAAGCGGTATTCCCTTGGGTGTAACTGTAGACGCTGATCAATCCGGCTATGCCGAGCGTTTCGAGGTCGAACATGGAAACCTCCAACCAGCCATGGGCTGGGTCGCAGTGGAAAGTTAATTTTTGAGTTTTCATTTTTTGCCTTTTAAGTTGAGAGAAAATTGTTTTTATGCTTCGAGCAATAGCCCGAGAATCAATGCAGCAGAGGCTAAAATTAAGCCTGTAACCAGTGCGAGGTCATACCACAGGCGGCCTATAAGGTCATGGTCTACCAGTGCGGCGGCATAGAGTACGGCGGCGATCGATGCACCAGCGGCAATTACTAGGGCTTTGAATACTTTCATTTTTTTACCTTAAAGTGGTTTCAATGATGTGCCAATTCCGCATCTCGTTTTCTGAGGCGGACTTTTCTGCTTCTTTGCGTGAGCGGTAAGCGGCGACAAAATCGCCCTCTTCTAATAGAATAAAAATGGTCATGCTGTCACCTCTTGATCTATTGATTCGAGAGTCCATTCCGAATAACTTTCGACATAGTCGCCGGTTTGAAGGTCAAGCCATGCGTCAGCCTCGGCGGCCTCGGGGTTGTCGGCCTCCACTGTCAGATTGACATAGGAAACCCGCTTTAGTTGGATTTGATATGTGTTCATGCTTTCACCTCGGCAAAGTTAATTTCGGTGCGGATATATGACTTAAGAATGTCCAAAATGACCTCTTCCCTATGGCCTGAGAAGTAAATTCCGGCTATGCCTCCGTCAGTCTGTCCTAGTTCGTCTTGGATGGACAAAATGGCGGCATTGAGTGCGTTCTCTGCCATCATATGGATATTGTCTTGTGTGTATGTTTTCATTTGGTCACCTTTAAAAGTTCGTGGTCTCTGTATGCTTTGTTTAGTTGGATGTGCTCGACAGTTATGTCGTTTGCATATTTATGCCACCAGTCCGCATCGAGGTCGTAATCGGCGGCATGTTGATCGAGCCCTCGCTTGAGGGCATTTACAGCATGGGCGGTCGTTTGTCCGTATGCGGTAAAAGTGAAATTCGGGGATTCGTAGGTGGCTTTAATCATGCGGTCACCTCGTTAATCAAGGCTAAAGCTTCTGCCATGGTGTCAAATTGCCCGATACTTTCGCTTAGTTCATCTTCGTTTAGGTATGTGCAAACAGTAAAGCGCTGGCCTCCAAGCTCCCGCAATTCGGGGTCTCTGAAGTCGCACCACAGGCGGAAGGTTGTATCTCCATAAACCCGCTCAAAGCTTGGGCAGATATCGTTGTGCCAAGAGGTATCGATCCAGCCCTCGGGCAGGCTTAGAGTATCGTCATAGTGTGGGAATTCTGTTTTGTATGTCATGCTATGTTTCTCCGTGTGGGTTGTGCTTCTGTGTAACCTTGGTCGAATAGTCGGCGGGCTTCGTGTCGGTCGGTTTCGCTTTCGAGGGCGATCGCACCGGTGAACCAGCTCTTCCAATGGCGAGCGGTATTCTCATCACTTTGTCGGCGGGCTTTGGCGCACTTGTAACCAGCTTCAAAATAGGCGTGTTCTGTGTGGATCATGCTTGCCCTCTTAGAGGTGGATTGTGGGAAGGTCATTAGTGGCGCATTCGTGGAATGCATCCTCGCTAGCGTATAGAACAACGCATTCCTTATTAATCCCCAACACTCGCCCATCTTTTAGGTGGACTAGGTGCAAGTCAGGAAATTGGAATTCAATGTGATCAATAAAGCCGTTCTCTTCGTATTTTGTCCAGCCTGTTTCTGTCTTTTCGCTCATGATTTACCTCGTAAAAGTTAACCGGCAAAGTCACCGGCCTGATAAATGTAGGGGTCTATCTATTGAATGTCAAGTGTTTATTCTATAGGGACTTTCCCTAAGCCCGAAGGGCAACAGTCCAGCCGTTGCATGTAGGCTAAAGATAGTCTATTATTCGATGCCATGGAAACTCAAAATATACCTAAGGCCGTACCTAAGGCCAAAGCCCGCCCGAAGTTAACCAGGCAGCAGATAAGGGATGGACTAAAAGCCCAGCCGATCGAAGCTCTGCTATTGGGAGCTGGTAATGCAAAGAAGACAACTCTCACAGCAAAACAGCGGAAGTTCGCGGAGGCCTTGGCGGCTGGTGAGACAAAAGCCGGTGCGTACAGAGCGGCATACGATACACACACAAACCCGCATGCCCAGTCTATTGAAGGTCAAAGGCTTGCAGCTCACCCATCAATATCACTTCAAGTGGAGGCGCTCAGGCTCGCCGCTGAAGCTCGGGCATATGCTACACCTCCCGCTTTAAGGGCTTTGGTATTAGAACGACTCACCGCGCATGCTATTGATCCCGAGGTGAAGCCTGCCCAGCGCCTGCGTGCTTTGGAGCTGTTGGGCAAAGTCACCGAAGTGGCGGCCTTCACCGAGCGCCGAGAGCTGGTCAAGGTCACCGACTCAGGCCAAGCTCGATCAAAGCTCATTCAAACACTACGCGATGCTATGCGAGCTGGTGCTATTGATGCGACGATACTCGAGCCGCTCACTGTTACCGAGCCGGTAACGCTGGAGGCCGAGCCCAGCGACGACGACCCCAGCCCCTCTTCATTTGCCGACACCGCCCCCGCCCGCCCCCGCACCCCCTAGATCAGGCCGGCATTTTGCTGCCCCCCTATACATAGCAATCTACACATTAGATGCAGCCAAAATTACATGAAATGCAACCAAAATTACGTTGCCACCCAACCTACAAAATAGCCCCAAAATGTCACTATAACAGCTGTTATAGTGAGAAAGTGAATGAAATCAATAACTTACAGGGGTGGGGCTTTGTGATTTGCGGAAATGGGGGGTAACAGTGTTATATGGAAGACCCCCCGGGTAGGTATTGCAAAAAAATTGGGTGGGGGGTATATTATGGGAAATTTCGGGAGACAGAAATGACGCCTGCGCAGAAAGAGATATTGTTAGTGGTAGCGGAGTGGTGGAAGATGTATGGGTATGGACCCTCTATAGATGATGTGATGAGGATGACTGGGGAGAAGAGTAGGGGGAATGTGAATAGGAAGATGTGGAAGTTGGTGGAGTTGGGATTGTGTAAGGGGCGTAAGGGTATGCCTCGCTCGATTCGTCCGTCTGACTTGCGTGTTCGGGATATTCAATGAGTGATGTATTGGAAGGCTTGTCGGATGATGAGCTGTTTGAGTTGTTGCAGGCTTTGCCTGAGGATAAGTTATTGCGGGTTATAGAGAGTTTGCCTGTTGGGCAGAGTGAGCATCTGGGCTTAATAGCTGATGATTATCTTGTGTCTATGAGGAGAGAGCGGGCGCAGAAGGAGTTTATGGCGTTCGTGAAGGTGATGTGGCCGACGTTTATTGCTGGCCGGCATCATGCGATTATGGCGCGGGCTTTTGAGCGGGTTGCCAGTGGGGAGTTGAAGAGGCTAATTATCAATATGCCGCCTCGTCACACGAAGTCGGAGTTTGCTTCTTACCTTTTACCGGCTTGGTTCTTGGGTAAATATCCGGGCAAGAAGATTATTCAGTCATCTAATACCGCTGAGTTGGCGGTTGGCTTTGGACGTAAGGTCAGGAACTTGGTGGATGGTGAGGTTTTCTCGCAGGTGTTCCCTAATGTGAGTTTGAGGCACGATAGTAAGGCTGCTGGACGGTGGTCTACGAACTCGTCGGGTGAGTATTTTGCGATTGGTGTGGATGGAACTGTGACTGGTAAGGGTGCGGATCTGTTGATTATTGATGACCCGCATTCGGAGCAGGAGGCTAAGTTAGCTGAGAGTGACCCAGCGATCTTTGACAAGGTATATGAGTGGTATACATCGGGGCCAAGACAGCGTTTACAGCCTGGTGGGTCTATTGTGATGGTGATGACCAGATGGTCTAAGCGGGATTTAACGGGTCAGGTGTTAAAAGCTGCTGCTCAGCGGTCTGGTGAGGAGTGGGAAGTTATTGAATTTCCTGCAATTTTGCCGTCCGGCAAGGCTATGTGGCCGGAATTCTGGGATTTAAAGGAGTTGGAGGCTTTGCGGGCGGAGTTGCCGTCAAGTAAGTGGCAAGCTCAGTACATGCAGCAACCCACATCGGACGTTTCTGCGATTATCAAGCGGGAGTGGTGGCAAATTTGGGATTCGGACACGCCTCCTGCTGTGGAATTTATCATTCAGTCTTGGGATACGGCGTTTTTGAAGACGGAGCGGGCGGATTATTCAGCCTGTACGACTTGGGGCGTGTTTTATCGGGATGATGATAAGGGTGTCAACCGGCCGAACATCATTTTGTTGAATGCTTTTAAGAAGCGGATGGAGTTCCCGGAGTTAAAGCAGAGAGCTTTTGAGGAATTCAAGGAGTGGGAGGTTGATTCCTTGATTGTGGAGGCTAAAGCTGCGGGTTCGCCGTTGATTTTTGAATTACGGGCGATGGGGATACCGGTTCAAGAGTTTACGCCGACCAAAGGAAATGACAAAATAGCGCGGTTGAACGCTGTTTCTGATTTATTTGCTTCTGGCCACGTGTGGGTACCTAATACGCACTGGGCGGAAGAGTTGGTTGAAGAGGTTGCCAGCTTTCCCTCGGGCGAGCATGATGACTTGGTGGACTCCATGAGTCAAGCTTTGCTGCGTTATCGGCGCGGTGGGTTTATTCAGTTGGCGTCTGATGAGGAAGATGAGCCAAAGTCGTTTCGCAGGAAAGAGCCGTACTATTAATGGAAACTAAGCTGTACTCCATGGTTCCTGTTTGGTCTTCTATTTCTGAAGACCTGTTGGCCTATGGCAAAAGCTTGGCGCCAGATTACTGGGTGAGTTATTACAACTTTGAGGCCACGCAGGTGCCTGCCCAGCTGTTGAACAGAGATGGATTCTTGGTGGCGCTTGCGAGTAAGAGAAAGTTTCATGCCGGCATCTTGCGGATGCAACCCAAGAGTTGTTATAACTGGCATGTAGACACGGATCGTAAGGTTGGACTTAACATGTTGATCCAAGATGGCAAGAGCCATTGTTTGTTCATGACTGAGGATAATGGATTGCGGTGCAATGTTGAGGAATTGAAGTATGAGCCGGACTCATACTACATATTCAACACGCAGGTACCGCACATGGTGTTAAATATAGAGCAGCCTAGATATTTGTTCAGTCTTGAGTTTTTAGACGAAGACCGTGGGCTAACATTTGATGAACTTTGTGCAGATATAAAAGGAATGAATCATGGCTATTGAAAAGTCACTGTATGCAGCACCGCAAGGAATTGATGATTTATTGAATGAACCAGAGATTGAGATCGAGATTGAAGATCCTGAATCGGTAGATATCACCGTTGGGGACTTGACTATCCACATGGAGCCCGGCGACGGAGAAGAAGACTTCAATCAAAACTTGGCCGAGGTTTTGAGCGATGAGTTTATGCAGACTCTGGCCGAAGAGTTGCTGAATGACTACGACGATGACGTGAGTAGTCGTAAAGACTGGATGCAGACTTATGTTGATGGCTTAGAACTGCTAGGTATGAAGATTGAAGAGCGGACAGAACCATGGGAGGGCGCTTGTGGCGTGTTCCATCCTATGTTGTCTGAAGCTCTGGTGAAGTTTCAATCAGAAACCATGATGGCTACATTCCCAGCGGCGGGGCCTGTGAAGACCCAGATCATTGGTAAGGAGACACCAGCTAAGAAAGAATCTGCTCAACGTGTGGCAGATGATATGAATTACCAGTTGACGGATGTGATGAAGGAATACAGGCCAGAGCATGAGCGCATGTTGTGGGGCTTGGGTCTGTCTGGCAATGCGTTTAAGAAGGTGTACTTTGATCCTGGTCTTGATCGGCAGGTTTCGTTCTTTGTTCCTGCGGAAGATATTGTCGTTCCTTATGGTGCGAGTAACTTAGAGTCTTCTCCACGTATTACCCATGTGATGCGCAAGACCGAGAACGAGCTGCGTAAATTGCAAGTGGCAGGCTTCTATCGGGACATCGATCTGGGCACACCGGATAACGTGCTTGATGAAGTAGAGAAGAAGATCGCTGAGAAGATGGGTTTTCGGGCCACGTCGGATGACCGCTTTAAGCTGTTGGAGATGAACGTTGATCTTGACCTTGAGGGCTATGAGCACAAGGACAAGGATGGCGAGCCAACAGGAATTGCGTTGCCGTATGTGGTCACCATTGAAAAAGGTTCGAGCAATATTTTGGCGATTCGCCGTAACTGGGATCCAGATGATGAGACTTTTACAAAGCGCCAGCATTTCGTCCATTATGGATATGTGCCGGGATTTGGCTTCTACTGTTTTGGCCTTATCCACCTCATTGGGGCTTTTGCTAAGTCAGGCACTTCTCTTATTCGTCAGCTTGTCGATGCTGGTACTTTAAGCAACCTGCCCGGCGGATTTAAAACTCGCGGCATGCGGGTCAAGGGAGACGATACGCCGATTGCTCCCGGTGAATGGCGTGATGCTGATGTGGCCAGCGGCACGTTGAAAGACAACTTACTGCCCCTGCCATACAAGGAGCCTAGCCAAACACTGATGGTGTTGCTGGGTCAGATTGTTGAAGAGGGTCGCAGATTTGCCAACACGGCGGACTTGACTCTGAGCGACATGAGTGCGCAGGCGCCCGTGGGTACCACATTGGCGATTCTTGAGAGAACGCTCAAGAACATGTCGGCCATTCAGGCGCGTGTCCACTACTCGATGAAACAAGAGCTGGGTCTCTTAAAGAACATCATTGCGGAGTACACACCTGACGACTACGACTACCAGCCAAGCGAAGGTAGCCGTAAAGCCAAGAAGTCTGACTATGATGATATTGATGTCATCCCGGTCAGCGATCCAAATGCGTCCACCATGGCGCAGAAGATTGTTCAGTATCAAGCTGTTATTCAGTTAGCCCAAGGGGCACCGCAGCTCTACAACTTACCACTGTTACACCGCCAGATGCTAGAGGTGCTGGGTGTTAAGGATGCACAAAAACTGGTGCCGATGGATGAAGACCAAAAGCCGACAGACCCTGTGACCGAGAACCAGAACGTTCTCAAGGGCAAGCCGGTCAAGGCGTTTATCTCTCAAGATCACAAGGCGCATATTGTTGTGCATATGGCTGCGATGCAAGATCCCAAGATCATGGCGCTATTACAAAACAACCCACAGGCACCTGCTATGCAAGCAGCCATGATGGCTCATATTAATGAGCACTTAGGGTTTGAGTACCGCAGACAGATGGAGCAGACGCTGGGTATGCCTTTGCCAGCGCAGATGGACGAGTCCGGCGAAGAGGTTCAGATGTCTCCAGAAGTCGAGGCGCGTCTGTCTCCCATGCTGGCGCAGGCTGCACAACAGTTGCTTCAGAAAAACATGCAAGAAGCACAACAGGCTCAGCAACAGCAACAGGCGCAAGATCCGATTGTTCAAATGCAGATGAAAGAGCTCGAGCTCAAAGAGCAAGAGAACCAGCGCAAGGCCGCAAAAGATCAGGCCGACAACGCCATCAAAACAGCGCAGCAGCAGATTGAGCGCGAGCGTATTCAAGCGCAGACCGCGACTGAGGACAAGCGCATCAAGATGGATGCAATTAAGACAGCTGCTCAGATGGACGCTGAAAGACAGCGGCACATGATGGATAAGGGAGTTGACGTTATGAAGCAGCTCTCTAATAAAAGCCATGAAGAACAGTTACGCAATATGCAAGAGCGCATCCAGATGCGGCAACAAAACAAACCGACGAAAGGTGAATGATGAATGCATTTGAAGTCCTCATCCAGCAGGCGGATGAGAAGCTCGAACAACTCAAGGAGTACTTGGCCGAGGGACGGGTCGAGAACTTTGAGGAGTACAAGAAACTGTGTGGTGAGATTCGCGGTCTACTCATCATGCGGGGTTACACCCTAGACCTGAAACAACGATTGGAGACATCGGATGACTAGTTCCATCTTGTTAGCTACAGACGCTAACAACCCGCAAGTAGTTGGTTCTTACAGCTTTACTGCAACCCCGGAGGAAAAAGGCAAACAACTGCCCCGCCCATCGGGCTATCGAATTCTTTGTGCAATTCCTCCGCGAGAGAAAGAGTACGAAGGCAGCGGTTTAATTAAGGCAGATGAAACCATGCGCAACGAAGAGACCCTCACAACGGTCTTGTTTGTTGTAGAACTTGGACCAGACTGCTACTTGGACAAGGCAAAATTTCCAACTGGACCATGGTGTAAAAAAGGCGACTTTATCCTTGTTCGCCCATACGCTGGTTCACGTTTGGTGATTCATGGCCGCGAGTTTCGCCTCATCAATGATGATTCAGTCGAGGGGATAGTAGACGATCCCCGTGGTATTACCCGTAAATAAAAGGAGCACAAAATGCCTTTAGATAACAGTGAGTACAAGTTCCCTGATGAGGAAGACGCAAATCAGGTTGAGATAGAGATTGAGATTGAGGATGATGCGCCACCGGAAGATCGAGGCCGCCAGCCGCTACCCAAGACTCTTGTAGAAGAGCTGGAGCGCGACGAGCTGGATCATTACGATGATGCGGTCAAGGTCAAGCTCAAGCAGATGCGCAAGGTCTGGCACGATGAGCGCCGGGAAAAAGAAACAGCCTTGCGTGAACAGCAAGAGGCGGTCACCTTTGCCCAAAAGCTTTTTGATGAGAATAAGCGAATCAAGCATATTCTTAGCATTGGCGAGAAGGAATACGTAACCACAATTCAGAGTAACGCTGGTCTGGAGCTCGAGAATGCCAAAAAGGCATACAAAGAAGCTTTTGAATCTGGCGACTCTGATCGGGTGCTGGAGACTCAGCAGGCGTTGCAAGAGGCCAACTTAAAGGCTATGCGCGCGCAGAGTTTTCGTATGCCATCTTTACAAGAGCAAGAAAATAATGTACAACCCGATTTACAGCAGTACCAACCACAGGTACCGGCACCAGATCGTAAGGCTGAGGCGTGGCAAAAGCGCAACAACTGGTTTGGACGAGATCGCAGTATGACGGCGTTTGCCTTGGGTTTACACGAAGACCTGAGTTATAACGGCGTTGAGATTGGTTCTGAAGAATATTATCGCGAGCTGGACAAAACAATTCGCAAACGGTTCCCGGAGAAATTCGAGGAAGAAGATAGCAGACAAGGTGGCCGAACAAGACCCGGTACCGTTGTTGCACCGGCAGTTCGTAGCACGGCTTCCACAAAAGTCAGGCTAAAGCAAAGCCAAGTTAACCTTGCCAAAAAATTTGGCCTGACTCCAGAACAATACTGGAAAGCTCAACAAGAATTGGAGGCCCGTAATGGCTGAAAGTAAAGAAAATCGGATCCCAAGAGAGATCGCAACACGTGCGGAATTTGAGCGTCCCAAGCAGTGGGCGCAACCAGAACTGCTGCCCGAGCCAGACAAACAGCCCGGATACAGCTACCGTTGGATTCGTGTTGCTACGATGAACAAAGCTGACCCACGTAACATTTCGGCCAAACTCCGAGAAGGTTGGGAACCAGTTTCCATCGACGAACAACCAAAATTTCGACTGCTAGCTGACCCCAAAAGTCGTTTTAAAGACAACGTCGAGGTCGGTGGTCTATTGCTTTGCAAGACACCTAATGAGTTTGTTGACCAGCGAAGTGCATTTTTTGCTAAACAAACACAAGCTCAAACAGATGCTGTGGACAATAGTTTCATGCGTCAAAGTGATGCGCGGATGCCGCTCTTCCAAGAGCGTAAGTCCTCGTCCAGCTTTGGCAAAGGTACTTAAATTTCAAAAAGGAGTCTTAAATGGCTTATCCCACCATCGACGCCCCTTACGGCGCCAAACCGGTCAATCTGATCGGCGGACAGGTGTTTGCGGGTTCCACTCGCAATCTACCTATTCAGTATAACTATGGCACCCCTCTGTTCTACGGTGACTTAGTTACTTTGTTGGCTGGTTATGTTGTGATTGCAACTTATCCTGTTAGCACCACCAATACAACGGTCGGTGTTTTCTTGGGTTGCTATTACACAAACCCTACCACCAAGCAACGTCAATTCTCACAGTACTACCCAGCTAACGTAACTGCTGGCGACATTACTGCTATTGTCGGTGACGATCCTGACCAAGTGATGAAAGTCGCTGTAACGACTACCGCTGCCGGTGTAGTTATTGGTTCAGCTTCTTCAATTCTCGTTGGCGCTAACATGGCTGGCGGCACACAAACTGGCTCAGTATCTACTGGTAACAGTAGCATGTCTGTTGTTGGTGCGTCTGCTACAACCTCTGGTGGCGGCTTCCGCGTATTGAACTTGGTTCCCGATACACAAATCAGTTTGTCTAGCACGTACGTGTCTGGTGGCGCACCCTCAGCAACTTCTGTTGTTGTGTCTGGTTTGCCAGTCGGCGCGTTCTTGCCAATTGGTACTGACGTGTATAACTTGGTAAATGGTCAATTACAGTTTACAGGCGCTACTTTGAGTACTGCTTCTACTGTGACAACCACTGGTAATACAACTCTTACTGTGACTGCGATTGCAACTCAAGTCGCTGGTACTGTTGTATTGGTCGAAACCCCCGAAGTATTGGTTAAGTTCAATTTCGGCGCACATCGCTATTACGTAGCATAAGGAGCTTAAATCATGGCTATTTCACGCGCACAACTATTGAAAGAGCTGCTCCCCGG